TGGACACCCATAGCCGGATTCAGCGCATTTGGTAGCTACACGGGTAATGGATCGACTGATGGCCCGTTTGTGTATACGGGGTTTAGACCAAAATTTGTAATTATTAAACGCACAGACACAACTGGCGATTGGTATACATTTGACACAAGCCGTGACCCCTACAACGCTACTGCCCAAGGCTTGTCACCTAACTCAGCGGCAGTTGAAGCGTCTTACACCGCATGGGGCGATTTATTGTCCAACGGTTTTAAGATTCGTAGAACAGATGGGGCTTGGAATGCATCAGGTGGCACTTACATTTACATGGCGTTCGCAGAAAATCCTTTTCGTAATAGTTTAGCGAGGTAGAGTTATGTTTGCAATAATCTCCAATGGCTTAATTGCCCTCCTAGTACCCGCTGGCACAGCCTTTGAGTGGGATTCAATCCAATACCCTGCCAACTGGTGCAACCTGTCTAGCCCCGAAGAAAAGGCGGCTATCGGCATGGTTGATGTGGTCTACGGTCAATACCCAAATGACCAATACTACTGGGTCAGCCAAGACGCACCTGTGTACACAGGCACGGTGGTTGAGATCAACTACACCGCAACGCCTAAAGACCTGTTTGAGTGCCAAATGCAAGCGGTCAACGCCGTGCAAGCCCAAGCATACTCAATCCTGTTGCCCTCAGATTGGCGAGTGGTCAAAGGCTACGAAACCAAGTCTGTTATTCCTCCAACATGGAATACATGGCGGCAAGACATCCGTACCCAATGCGATGCACAGATTATTGCCATTAACGGCTGCACAACGGTTGACCAGTTAGCCGCCCTACCCCCTGTGGTTTGGGAAAATGACCCTAATTATGTTGCACCCGCAGAATCTAAGTAATATACTAATCGTACTGGTGCGATCCACCAGGACTCCTCGGAGTTACAAATGTCAGACGAAGTAAGCCAAGCGGAAGTGCCCGCGCCGACACCGGAAGTTACGGCAGAACCGGTAGTTGAAGTATCTGCGCCGGAAGTACCCGAAGCAGCACCTAAGACCTTTTCACAAGAGGAATTAGACGCAGCCATCGGCAAGCGGCTCGCTCGTGAGCAGCGAAAGTGGGAAAGGGAACGAGTTCAACCTGTTGTGCAGCAAGCACCGGTTACGCCCGAGCAGTTTGCCTCAAACGAAGATTATGTCGAAGCCTTGGCTGATCAACGTGCGGAGCAAAAGATTGCCGAGCGAGAACAGCGCAAGCAACAAGCTGAAATACTCGAAACCTATCACGACAAGGAAGAGGAAGTTCGCGCAAAGTATGAGGACTTTGAACAAGTCGCATACAACCCGAATCTGCCGATTACTACCGTGATGGCCCAATCCATTCAGGCCTCGGACAATGGCCCCGAAGTGGCTTACCACTTAGGTGCAAACCCCCGAGAAGCGGAACGGATTTCACGTCTTTCGCCTATCATGCAAGCCAAAGAGATCGGGAAGATTGAGGCTCAGTTAGCCGCAAACCCACCGGTCAAAAAGACTTCAAACGCACCAGCGCCTATTTCACCTGTTTCAGCCCGTACGACTGGTTCACCGGCATACGATACGACTGATCCACGCTCTATCAAGTCAATGTCTACTTCCGAGTGGATTGAGGCCGAGAGAGCGCGGCAGGTAAAGAAGCACGAAGCGCGCCTCCGCTAACTTATTTTAGGAAATTATCATGGCCAATAGCATTCTAACCATTGACATGATCACCCGTAAATCCCTCGAAATCCTCGAGAACAACTTGGTGATCAGTCGCAACGTCAATCGTCAGTACGACGATTCATTCGCCATTGAAGGCGCAAAAATTGGTTCAACTCTGCGTATTCGTCTACCTGACCGCGCCTTGGTGACCGACGGTGCCGCCTTGCAAGTGCAAGACGACAACGAACAGTTCACAACTTTGACTGTTTCAACCCAAAAGCACATTGGCGTGAACTTCACGTCTGCTGAACTCACCATGCAATTGGATGACTTTGCAGAACGCGTTCTCAAGCCCCGTGTGTCGCAATTGGCATCAAGCGTCGATGCTGACGTAGCAACTTGCTACAAAAGCATTTACAACTCGGTGGGTACACCTGGCACAACTCCTTCAACGTCTTCGGTTTTGCTTTCCGCACAACAAAAACTTAACGAGTTTGCCACCCCCATGAGCCCACGTTATGCGACTGTTAACCCAGCCGCCAACGCCGGTTTGGTCGAGGGCTTGAAAGGTCTGTTTAACCCAACTGGTACTATCAGCCGTCAGTTCAAGAACGGTATGATGGGCGAAGGCGTATTGGGCTTAGACGAGATCAATATGTCGCAGTCGATTGTTCAGCACACAACCGGTGTTACACCAACTGCCCCAATCGTGGCAACTGCTGTGACTACCCAAGGTGCAACATCGCTTGACATCAGCTTCACAAGCGGCTCACCCACGTTCAAGATTGGTGACGTGTTCACTATCGCTGGCGTGTTTGCAGTCAACCCACAAACCCGTCAAACAACTGGTTCGCTGCAACAGTTTGTCGTAACTGCTGACGTAACTGTTTCGTCAACAACTACCGCAACGCTGTCAGTTCAACCACCTATGTTTACTTCAGCTAACGCCTTGGCTACTATCAATGCGTTCCCAGCCGCTAGCGCTGTGCTGACGTTTTTAGGTGGATCGGCTACAGCGTACCCGCAAAACTTGATCTATCATAAAGATGCGATCACGTTAGCGACTGCTGACTTGCTGTTGCCACAGGGCGTTGACATGGCTTCGCGCCAAGTGCATAACGGAATCTCGCTGCGTATCGTGCGTCAGTACGATATTAACAACGACCGTATGCCTTGCCGTATTGACGTCTTGTACGGCTTTAACGCGGTTCGTCCGGTTACCGCCGTTCGTCTGTGGGGCTAAACAGAGTGGGGGCGCAAGCCCCCTTCTTCTAAACTTTTCAAAGGAAATTTATCATGCCAACTCTTCCAAATGGCGCGGGTGGTTATCAATTCGGTGACGGTAACGAAACCGAAATTAACATGGTCACGCAAGTGACTCCTACAGCTAAAACAGCCGCAGCCACTCTGACTGCTGCTGAATTAGCAACCGGCATCATCACCTACACGGGTGCTGCTGCTGCCTTAACTATGCCTACAGGCGCGTTACTAGACGCTGCGTTCCCAAGCATGAAGGTCAATAGCTGTTTTGACTTTTACATCATCAACACGGGCGCAACTAACGCTGCTACGGTTACGGCTAGCACCGGCGTAACTTTGGTTGGTGTTGCTGCGGTTGCAGCAGTTACGGCAGCTAATTGGCGTGTTCGCAAGACCGCTGAAGCAACTTACGTCGCTTACCGCATCGCAGGTTAACGCGTAGAGGGGTGGGTGATCCTCACCCCTCGCACAAGGATTCTGAATGCACATTTACCTCAAGCACCCCGTACACGGCAACAAAGTGGCAATTTCCGATGTGGAAGCCGAAGAGGACGTTAAAAACGGGTGGGAAGTATATAATTTAGACGCGCCGGTCGAAGAGGCTGCGCCTGTGAATGAGTTAAAACGACGTCGTAAAACGGAGTAAGCATGACCACAACCACAGCCGGTGATCAAATCAATGGGGCGTTACGCCTAATCGGTCAACTGGCTGAAGGTGAAGAACCGTCGGCTGCGACCGCTAATGATGCGTTAGCCGCACTCAATCAGATGATCGACTCATGGAACACCGAGCGCTTGTCGGTGTTCTCAACGCAAGACCAAGTCTTCTCTTGGTTGCCAGGCTTTGCCACACGCACTCTCGGCCCCACGGGCGACTTTGTAGGCAACCGCCCTATCTTAGTTGATGACTCAACTTACTTTAAAGATGCGTCCTCGGGCATTTCTTTTGGTATTAAGTTAGTTAACCAACAGCAGTACAACGGCATTGCGGTCAAGACCGTGACCTCAACCTACCCACAAGTCATGTTTGTCAACATGACTTACCCCGACATTACGATGACTGTCTATCCGGTGCCTACCAAGGTGTTGGAATGGCACATTGTGTCGGTCGAGGAACTGACTACTGCTGCGTTGTTGTCTACACCTTTGGCGTTCCCACCAGGCTATCTTCGTGCGTTTAAGTACAACTTGGCGTGTGAGATTGCACCTGAGTTTGGTGTTGAACCCAGCCCCCAAGTGTCGCGCATTGCCATGTACTCTAAGCGCAACCTCAAACGCATCAACAACCCTGACGATATTATGTCGTTGCCTTATTCAATTGTTGCAACGCGTCAGCGCTTCAATATTTTCGCAGGCAACTACTAATGAAGTCGCCTATCCTCGGCTCCGCTTATACGGCTCGCAGCGTCAACGCTGCCGACAACCGTATGATCAACTTGTTTCCCGAGGTGGTCGCCGAGGGCGGGCTAGAGCCTGCTTTTCTGAACAGAGCGCCAGGGCTGCGTTTAATTACACCAGTTGGTACTGGCCCCGTGCGTGGGCTTTGGCAGTACGGTGGTTACGCCTACGTTGTGTCGGGCAATACGCTTTATAGAGTTGACGACCAATACGTTATCACTACGCTCGGCGTAGTTGCCAACGATGGGCCGGTGTCAATGACTGATGACGGCA